AACTGCTTGCAAGACTAAGGCGAGTGCTAGAAGAAGTAAAATCAACAGCATCCGCTGTGCCACCCGTTGCCGCTACAAGGTTATTAACCGTCCAATCATTGTTATTCCCACTGCTATCCGTTCCAAGCGCAGCGTTGCTGCTGTTGTCGCTGAAATCTAGGTGGAAGCCGTTGGTGCCATACGTTCCAGAGTATTCCTTCGGCTGCCAAACATTGTTGCTGTCGTATTCACCGAAGTCAGACGCAGCAAGTGCTTGACCGTCGATGAAGTGGATGTCGGCTAAATAATTACTACCATGCCGGATGCCACCACCGAGCACTCTACCGTCAGCACCAAAACGATGTGATGTTGCAGAATTAACAAAAGTGTCGTAATTCTGCGAAGGATACCCACTGCCTCCCGCAACATGAGAAAAAGAAACACCATTCACATAAAATTTAATCCTGTCTGCCGCTGTAGATTGAGTGGTGTCTACTGCGACGATAATGTGATACCAAGAAGAAGAATCACGAAAAACCGCATCAGAAATAGCACCAGTCTGAGCAGTTCCTGCATCGAAAACACAGCGAAGCTTGTCTGAATCAAATGCAATATCTACCCAAGGATTAGTGCCTGCACTGAAAAACGGATGAAAACCACTTAAGGCAATTTTTTTTACCCAACCGCTCCAAGTCCAAGTCTTGCGATTACCTGCAGACGACGGGGTTCTATTCAGATAGCTGGATGCACTTGAGTCAAACCGCAACGATCTGTCAATCTGGTAAGCCGCAGCCTCTGCTGCAACGCCTGCAAACAGCAGCGGACTTGCACTTCCAGGAATACTCATGACACGTTCAGCAGCGAAGTGACCGTAATACGGGTCGCACTCTCTACATAGTAGGCAAGAACATCAACTGCACTAGCCGTTGTCGTCAAGGTCGGTGCCGTTCCACCTGCAAACTTATACACCGAGTTATATGCAAGCGTACGACTTCCCGTACCATCCTGCGTCACCACGATCACACCAGATTGACCAGCAGTCACGTTTGTTGGAGCGCCTAACGTCCGGTTGCCTGCAAGCGTCACCGTGAAGTTATTGCCCAGACTGAGGTCAACAGCAATCGTTGCAGCATCGGTCAAGGCAACAGGCGTTCCACGCTGTGCTTTTGTAAAGCTCTGAGCAACAGCAAGACCAGCAACAGTGGTTGTTGCATTAGGTAGCGTGATTGTCCGATCAGCAGTTGGATCGACAACGGTTAGCGTCGTCTCAAAATCATCAGCCGTAGAGCCTTCAAAAATGATGCTGCCGTCAACCGTGACATTTCCGATAAAACGTGCAGTGCTGTCAAACGTCGCCGCTCCAGTGACGTCCAGCGTTCCAGGGACATCGACATTGCTGGTGAACTCAACACCAGTACCGCCAGCATCAGTCTGCAACAGTTGACGGGCAGTACCGTTCGCAAGCTTGCTAACTGCAATTTCAGCACTTGCACTGATGTCTGCGTTGGCAATCGTGCCATCCAGAATCATCGTGCTGGTCACACTGCCTGTGTCGCCAGTCGTGACAACAGTTCCGCTTACATCCGGAAATGTAATTGTGCGGTCAGCAGTTGGATCAGTGACAGTAATCGTTGTCTCATAGTCATCAGCTGTGGCACCCTCAAACGCCAGTACAGCGTTTTGGCCCAGCAGCACCGTTCCAGTAAACGTCGGGCTAGCAGCGCCAATCTTTTCGGTATCAAGCTCCTGCAGCGCAGCCTGAACGTCAGTTGCTGAGATATTGCCAGAAGCCGTAAAGCTGATGTTTGATGCGGTCTGACCAGCGATTGCGTTGGAAACGTCGATCAGAATAAAGTCAGCACCTGCACCCGTAGACAGCAACATGTCCGGTGGTGCCAGTGCAACTGAAGGAGCTGAACCAGATCCCGTTCCAGAAGTCGAAACAACGACGTAGTAGTTCTGGTTCGTGCTAGCTGGAGCAGGTAGTGCCTGACCATTGGTGAAACCAGCTGCACTACCTTCACTGGTCACACTATCCAGCAGGTTTGTGCTGGCGTCATACGTTCCAGCAAGCACAAGGTTGCCGCTGATAATCGTGATCGGCAGATACGAAGTGCCCGTATAGATATAAAGGTCTTCGTTCAGCTCATCAAAGAAAAACTGACCCTTAAAGTCACCATCGGGGAAGGTGACGACGTTATCGGTTGCACCCGCACCACCGAACTTCGTGATAGATGCATCAGCCAACTTGGCTGCTGTAATCGCATCCGAACCAATCAATGCACTGCCAATCGTTCCGCTCGTAATCTTTGATGCCGGAAGATCCGGAATGTCAGCAGCAACAAGAGTGTCACCAGTCGTGACGTGACCTTGACCGTCAATCGTTACCTTCGTGAACGTGCCAGTCGTCGCAGTATTGCTGTGATCAAGATTGCCGCTTGCATCAACTGCCAGTCCCGTTCCAGGGATAACAGCACCTAAAGCAGAAGCTGTTGCAGCAGGCAAATCAGCAGCCGTCAGCGCACGACCACCAGTAATCAAACCTTTGGCGCTATACGTGACGACATGGTGCGTGGCACTTGCCGTTACATCGTTATCAACCTCAATGGTGTTGGAGTCCATGCGGAGTCCTTCACCGTTGACAACAACACCGCCTTTGGCACTACTTGTCGCAACTGGAAGATCACTGCCATCAATCGTTCTAAACGCAACTGCACCACCAGCACTGGTAGGTCCAGCCATAAATTGATTGGCTGCAGACGTGTCGTTGATGACGGCTGCAATCGCAACGCTGCTACCAGTCGTTGTCGCAGTGATGTCAACGATGCCAACGGTGCTGCCGCTAACGGTATTGATCGAACCAGCAGCTTTCAGGCTTTGCCATGCACTGCCGTCCCAGCAGTACAGGTTGTTGTCGTCAGTATCTAAAGCAAGCTGTCCTACGAAAGCTCCAGACGCAGGCAGCGTCGTGACTAGATCAACGGTTGATTCGTCGGCAAGCTTTGCAGCAGTAACGCTGTCATCCGCAAGCTTGACAGTTGTAACCGCTCCATCAGCCAAGTCAGCAGTGGCAATATCGCCTGCGCCAAAAAGAATCTTTGAGCCAGGGATCGAGTCGTCAGTGACTAACGTCAAGCCGTTAGCGATCAGATCACCGATCGTCAGCTTCTTGGTCTCGCTGGCGCTGTTATCGACAACAGCAACCAGATCCGCAGAAGCTAAAGCAGAGCCAGCAAGCGCATTAAGCTCACTAATTTTTAGGTCAGCCATGGGCGGCTAGCTCCGGGTTAAAAATCCTGCTGTAACAGCACTCTAGCGGAGCTGTCCTGATCCAATCGTATTTGACCGGAGTCCTCTTGCAAGAGAACGTCGCCTGAAGGCTCCAACTTCATCCGTAGCTGCAACTCGCCTGTCGTTATGAAATCAGCAGTAATCTGCACGGCGCTGTCAGGCGTAAATTGAATAGCCGCTGCCGTAATGATCCCTTCGACCTGCCACCACACTTCATCATTCCCCTGGCTCGGAAGTCCACCAGGATTGTAGTCAGCTTTTTTAATGTAAAAATTGCCGCTAAAATTACTGCCAACTTTTGTGCGGTGAGCCAACTCGTATAAATACATTGGTAGTTCTTGAGTTTGATTGCCTGCATATTCCCAAAATGCAGTGATACGACCTGAACCTGAGATCAACGTATTTACTCTTGTGCGAAACTCATCTGACAAGACTGTCGTGTCTACTGTTTCGCGTTCGGTATTTATCTCAAAGCTGCTGACTTGAGCAAGTACACGCTTGGCGGAGCCGCGAACACTTACTTCAATCGGGATAGAACCACCTGGCGTGGCAAGTGCTATCGCATTTGTCGTCCCTCCATTGACAGCACTGCCAAAAGAGTCGTAAAGCCTGATGCCGTCTAGCTCGTCAACATGAACGAACCTTGTAATACTTGTGTCGGTATAACCACTGATAAAACTTAAAGCACTTCCGTCTGTACTTGTAATTTGAACTTGATCGCCAGTAATTAACTGTCCATGCTCGAAGTCAAAACTGAAACGTTTACGCGATGCGTTGACATCAGCGGCGTCAATGGTGGACTGCAACGTACCACCGTCAAAAATACGCTTTAATTCAATTTCGCCTTGGGCTCCGAGATATACCGTCATGAGATCGTCACGGTAGTCAATGCTCCGGTGCCTTGGAATGCAATCTCAGCTCTAACAATGTCGCCTGTTGCCGCGCCAATAGATGCACTGGTGATCCAAGCCGTCATCCTGATGTCATTGTTGTCCGCCCCATCAACCCAGCGGAAAACAAGATCAACGTCATCAGTAGGGATGACTCCGGCAGGACCCGCCCTGAAAAGTCTGTTCAATATTTTTGCGGTGTTAATGTTGCCGCTGTCGTCTTTGTAGTACAACAACGTCGCGTTTCCGCTATAACCAACGACGCCCGGCGTATAGCTACGAAGGTTGTCGCTAAGTGCTGTCGTTTCAAGCGTCTCTAAGTTTGCAGTTACCTGAAAACTGACGACCTTAGCGACAGCGACATTACTGACGATAAGAGCCCCATCCCTGCCGGTGTAGACCTTTGCCATCAGAGCACACCAATCAGATTCACTGTAACAGTGCTAATCCCAGGACGCACCTGAACAAGCCGTGGGGCGTTCTCATACCGATAAGCGTTCCCGTGCGTTCCCGCCCCAATCGCATCTTCATTGCCTTCCCATCCTCCCTTGGTGGTGTCACGATCAATGCCAAACGTTTTGAAGGTGCCTTGGGTTTCGTCGGCGTAGTGGTCTAAAAACAGCTCAGCCTCGGCATCCGTGATGTTTGCATAGGTCAACGACAGCTTCATGTTGGTGCGATTGCTGCCGTACAAAATCCGATGCTCTTTGCCGTTTTGCGCCTTGAACGTTTTGACTGGATAATCCCCAGACTCAAATGAGCGAGAGGTTGGCACAAGCGTGGGGAAGGCCATTAGGTTTCCTCTACCCTGACAGAACTGAAATCTACAAGCAGTTTGGCAAGCTCGCTGACTTCATTGCTATCGCAAGGATGCTCAGAGGCCACAATGTCCACCGTACCCTCCTCTGAGAATGTTAACTGCTCAACCATATAGATATTTTGCGATACACTCTCGCCTCGAATAGTAAAGACTGAATTATGGAACGTCGTGTCAGCAACCCGTCCGCCACTAACTTGCATTTGTGCATCTTCTACATCTTCTGAGCCTGTCTTGAAATAAGTAACGTCATACATGCCATCAGCAAGTTCATTTACGCTCGTTACGGCACCAGCTGAGCTGACGGTGCCATTGTTTGCGCTGCTGTATGGAGATGCGCTTGTGATTACTTTGATGTATGAACCCGCCCTAAGATTCAAGCCATGCACAGTTGTTGAAAAACTGATTGTGTGAGTCACAAGCTTGCGGATACCCAAGAAATACTGTGCAACTTTGATTGCATGATCTTTAGACGTGCAGAATTGAGTCAAGTCAAACTGCTCTTCTGGCAAGTTGAAATCCTGATCATCTTTTAGCCTGACTTCAATGACCCTTTCTTCTGGCAGCTTGTTCTTTGATTCATGCCGATAGCGCATCACAGCTTTAAATAACCTGCGCTCTTCGCTTCTTAAGTATTCAAGCTTGTAGCTATCCTCAAGGATGTTGCCTGCTGTAAACAGCTGATCAATAACAACTGGTCCAGTATTGATCTCGCCACTTAAGGGATTATGCGGAACAGCGGGAAGCAAGGAGAACTTGCCATCCATAATCACAAAATTGCACAAGAAATAAGGTGCAGTGTCGGTGATGTATTGCCGCAGATTAGTTCTCTCTACAAGCGCACCATTAAAGAACAGCTCCTGCTTGCGGATGAATCTAGAGGTCTCCACAAAATCATCTACATTCAGCAGGCGTGGATTTGCTGCAGTCATATTTAGTAAATTGCCCGCTCCAGCAAGCTTGTTCGTTAGCAAGTAGTACACAAGATCAGTGAAAAGATTGCTTGGGCCATACAGTTGGCGATAAGTCAAACTATCTGAATTTTCATAAGGATTGCCTTCAGAAGCGTTGTAGTCAGGATGCAAACGCTGCACATGCAAGCCGCTGCCGAGCCAGCAACGCATTTGATCCAAGCTTGTAAAATTGCGACTTGCCTTCAATGACAATCCAGCAAGCGTTAAGCCGCCATACTCAGGCGTACGCTCATTTGGTAGAACTTCATTCACATAAACAACAGCGTGCTCAGGCTCGGATTCGTTCGATTTCTGCACTAATCCTCTGTAAAAACTCAGATCTGCGTATTGACTTTGAGATTCAAATACAGTCTCAGCATCTAGCTGAATCCTTTGGGGAACTTCTCTGACATCATTGATCAAATACCTGTAACCAACTCTGCTATAAGTCCAATAGAAAGGATTATTGCCAGCTCCAATCCCTACTGAGTCATCAACAGTGTCGCCTTTATTCCAGTTAGCTGTTGTATAACCATCGTCAAGAACTTCAATTGGACCAGACTGTTCCCACTTCTGTGTAAGGCCACTGAAGTGACCGCTAGGCAGTTGCGCCACCCTAGCAGTTATTCTGATTCTGACCCTCTTAGAGCCTTTTGAAATAGAACGAGTTTCGCTTTTGGTGCTGCCAATCGCAAGGTTACTAGCATCACCGAAGACTTCATAGAAGTAAGCGCCACTACGTCCTGTCGGCAAACTCGTCGTATCAACGTTAGTAATCCTGTAAGTAAGCCCGGAGAACTGCATTGCTGTTCCACTAGGGTGGTTATTTTTAAATGGATTGCTGTTTCCATAAGCAGCATTCGTGCCTGCCGTCGCTCCATTACCGCGCCTAAAACTAACCCTTTCGTTTATTGAAAAATCAGGGTTGCTACCAATAATGTTGGCACTTACAGGCGCCCAAGCGTGAGTTATGCCATTGTAAACTCGTGCATAGTGATCAGACGGAAGCTCAAATTTTTCAACCGTCCAATTGACT